GCTGGGCATTGGCCGCACTCCGGCCCGCACATCCGTGTGGAAACGCACGGGTATGTCAATAAGCGCTTCGTTTGGCATCCTAGTACCCCGCCTAGAACGGCAAATCCTTGGCCTCGCCGGGCGGCAGTTCCACAATTTCCGCAATAGTCTGCTGCCCCTTGGCCTCCACTCGATTCTTGCGCTTAGCCTTCTTGCCGGCATCCACCAGAGAGCGCATCACCCGCTTATCATCCACCAGCACAGAGAAGGTCTGGCGGCTGCCGTCAAAATACAGCGGCCACTTACCCCAGTGGCCCTCCTTCTGCTTGGCGATTTTCAGGATGCGGCACGTCTCCTCGTCCAACTCACTTTTGGGCCCGGGCCGGAACAGCATGAGGATCAGGTCCGCATCCTGCTCAAACTGGCCAGACTCCTTCAGGTCATGCATATCCGGCTCACGCCAGCCGCCGCGTTCCGGGCGGGTCAGCTGCGCCAGCTCCACCACCGTGGTGCCGGTTTTCTGAGCGAAGACGTGCATCGAGACGGACACATCCGCCATCTGCTCGCTGCGGGGCGCCCGACGGTCGATCTCCGGCACAATCAGCTGCACGTAGTCGATGAAGATCACCTCGAAGCCGTAGGCCTGACTGATGCTCTGGATTTCCGTCGCCGTCATGCCGGAGCCGCGCAGCACAGTCAAGTCGCGCTTTGCAAAGTCTGCCGACTTTGCAGCCAGAGCCGTCCAATCGTGCTCCTTCATGGTGTGTCGCTTGATGTCGTTGAAGTCGATCTGCGCCACGTGGGACACCATGCGGTCCCGGATTTTCTTCTTGTCCGTCTCCAGAGAGAAGAATCCTACCTTGTGCTTGTCTGCCATGTGATAGGCCATCATCAGCGCGAGGGCCGTCTTTCCGTCGCTGGGGTAACCACCGATCATGACCACATCGCCCTGTTCCGTGTATGTACCCTCATCCAGCTGGGGGATGCCGTAGGAAATGTACGGGATGGCCTCCTGCTCTGCCTCCTGGCTTGTGAAGAAGTCCTCCAGCAGCTCACGCATGGTCCAGGCGTCCACCTTCCGTCCTGAGGAGAGCAGCTGCCCCAGGCTGGCCACTGCCGTGCGGCAGCCATCCAGACTGACAGCCTCCAGCAGATCCTGCGCCAGATCCTTCACCCGCTGCAGGGCTGTCTGTTCCTTCATGTAGGCAGCATACTGTTCCCAATTGGCGCTGGTAGGAGTGATCTCCATCAGCTGCAGGAAGTAGTCGTTGTAGTCCGTGCCCATCCGGTTGCGGATGGCCACAGCGTCCACCGGCTCACCGGCGCGGAACAGCGCACGGGCTGTCTGGAAGATCTGTCGGTTGGCGCCATTCAGAAAATCGGCGCCGTCCACCTTGGCAAAGAGATCCCTGGCAATACTGCTGTCGATCAGCAGCGAACCAATGACCGCGTTTTCTGCGTCCAGCTTGTGCTCCAGTTTTTCTTCATGGTTCATCGCCAACCGAACTCCTCCTTCTCAGGCTCCCCGCTCTCCGCCGGCTCGTCCTCGGCGTCCAGAGACTCCGCGTCCTCCCAGCGGCGCGTCCGGAGGAACTTGGCCACGTATGGGATACCGATTTCCCGCTTCCACTCGTCGCTGGACTTCAGCTTCTTCAGGGCGATGGCCATGGTGTCGATCAGAGTGTCGTCCGGCTGCAGGGCATCCCATGCATCCATGGCAGACTGCTTGTCCTTCCTACCCGCTTTCGGGTAATACTTCCACAGCCCTTCAAAGCGTTCCGGGTTCCAGTCCGGCGCTTCACGCGGCTCCTTTTTGCGCCGCTTGCGCGTCCCCCCTGTGGGGGGATTATAGGGGGGTATATTATTACTCTCTTCTTTACTTTGTAGTGTCGGGTTATCCGTCATCGGGTCCAACCGTTGACGGGTTTCTACCGTTGACGGTTTTCCCGACAACGGTGCTTCACCGTTGTCGGGGTTTCCGGACAACGGTACAGGGGCTTCGTCCTGCAGAATGTACACGTTTCTGGCAAACTTTCCGCCCGCGTCATGAGACTGCTCCCGGATCAGATATCCGACCTCCTGCAGCTCATTCAGCGTGGTGCGGATGGTGTCCTTGCCCACGCCGGCCACGGAGGCCAGACCGCCCACCGTGTACTCCCAGTTCTCCGGCAGTGACGCCATCACTGCAAACAGCCCCTTGGCCTTCAGCGACAGCCGCACATCCCGGATCACAGAGTTGTATATCGTTGTGAAGGACTTCTTCCGCCCGAAACGGTACTTGCTTTCTGCCATACTTTGAACTCCCATCACACAGGTTCTCTACCCAAAAGCACATCAGTCGTAACGCCAAAAATGTCAGCTAGAAGCACCAGCGTATCCATGCGTGGATATGCCAGACCACGTTCCCACTTGGATACGGCCGGGAATCTTACACCACACTTATTGGCAAGCTCCTCCTGTGTCATGCTGTTTTTCTCTCGCAGTGTCTTGATATTGGCTCCAATCCGGTTCATTGCTGCACCTCCTATGTTCTTGAAACACTTGTTCGGATATGGTATACTTTCCTCAAAGTTAAAATAGGTGAACACCTGCATAGCACCTTCAACTCGTTTCGGAACATTTCCACCCATTTGCGAAAGGAGATTATTATGGGTTACAAAATTGCAGCTATTTGTAAAAACGGACACGATATCAGTTCATACCTTGATTCCATAGTTCCTGACGAAAAATTCTGTTCCACCTGTGGCTCTGAAGTCATTACTACATGTCAGGAGTGCAACACTCCCATAAGAGGCAAACATGTTGAACCACACATTATTGACTGCACTCCCTATCATGTCCCAGCATACTGCTATGCCTGCGGAGCTCCTTTCCCTTGGACACAGGCTGCATTAGATGCAGCTAAAGAGGTTATTCTTGAAGAAGACGCTATGGATGAGGGCCAGCGCGAGAAACTGATTGCTTCCATCCCGGATATTCTCACGGAAACCCCTAAAACCCAAGTTGCAACTGTCCGTTTCAAAAAAGCTCTAGCAACAGCCGGGAAATTCACTGCAGAGGCTTTGCGTCAATTCGTTATTGATTTCGGATGCGAATTGGCCAAGAAGCAAATGGGATTGTAATGTATGTTGAATAGGCGCAATCTCATCCCTTATCGTATCGGTCGATTCTTCCAAGGAATATCTTTGCGCATACCCGTGTCGTCCAAAATGACACAACAGCGGATACGATGATTGTCTCGATCATCCCCTCACCCTCTCCTCAATTTTCTGGACGGCGCTTCAATGGCGTCGATTACACGGAACACCTGCGCCGTCGCTGTGGCCACACCCAGCACAACAAAGAACAAAGTCCATCCACTCACAGAGAGTCACCTCCTCTCTGTTTCAAAGTGAGACTTGCATTTTCGTGCCGGTGTGGTATACTGTTTTTGCAATCGTTCTCAGGGTAGCTCCTGAGGACAGACCGCTTCGACGTTCCCGCAAACGTTGGAGCGGTCTTTTTTTGCGTCTCCATGGGGTAGATCACCGAGTACGCCGCCGCGATGAGCCCCTCCAGCTCTCCGGCGATATCCTCAAACAAGGGCCGCTCGCTCTCGTCGATGATGCCGTCCTCCGCGATCCGCAGCAGCTGCCTGTGGTGGTCCCGGAAGTCTGCCGCCCGGTTGATCAGCGCGATCACCGCCGTGGGCAAACTCTGCAGCCTGATCTCCGGCAGCACGTTCAGCGGCGCCGCGGACACCTGCAGGTGCTCCAGCGCCAGCCATGGCGCACCGTAGGCCTGCACCATCTGGGCCACCGTGCAGTTGGGCGGGATACGCAGATCGTTCTCATAAGCCTTCACGCTCTCCACGGAAATCTCCAGCCGCTCCGCTGCCTGTTCCTGGGTCAAACGTGCCGCCTTTCTGGCCTTTTGGTAAAGATTCGTGTATTGCTCCGGCATGGTCATGCCTCCTTTTTCTGTGCTACGATGACATCAATCTCATTCAGGAAGAACCGGATGTGAGCCAACTGCTCAGAGCCGGACAG